ACTCCTTTATGCAATATGATACTACAGCAACTGCACTCACTGGAGGCCAAGTACTTCTTTCAGGATTTACGATTTCTGGTGGTGCCTCTTTGGTTGATGTTGATGATAGAGCAGCACTGCAACTTGGAAGAACTGGTATTGGTACAATCAGCGATACTTATACTCTTGCTTGTGCCTCTCCTAACACCAACAAAGCAGCACTTGCAGTATTAAACTGGATTGAACAAAGGTAATTATTAATTGGAGGTTTAGATTATGTCCGAAAATGGAATCTATCTTGGTAATCCCAATCTAAAAAAAGCTAATACTGCGATTGAGTTTACAGAAGAACAAATCCTTGAGTTTGTTCGCTGTAAAAATGACCCTGTTTATTTTGCAAAAAACTATGTAAAGATCGTGACTCTTGATCATGGATTACAACCATTTAAAATGTATCCATTTCAAGAGAAGTTAATCCGTAACTTCCATGATCACAGATTTAATATCTGTAAAATGCCACGACAGACTGGCAAATCCACAACATGTGTTTCATATTTGTTACACTATGCCGTCTTTAACGACAATATTAATATAGCTATTCTTGCAAACAAAGCATCCACTGCAAGAGATCTTTTAAGTAGGTTACAACTTGCTTACGAAAACTTGCCCAAGTGGATGCAACAAGGTATCTTGTCATGGAACAAAGGATCTCTGGAGTTAGAAAATGGCAGTAAGATATTGGCAGCTTCTACATCTGCGTCTGCTGTCCGAGGCGGTTCGTATAATGTCATCTTCCTCGACGAGTTCGCCTTCATTCCAAACCATATTGCAGACCAATTCTTTGCATCTGTTTATCCTACTATTTCTTCTGGTAAAAGCACAAAAGTCATCATAGTTTCAACACCGCATGGTATGAATCACTTCTACCGCATGTGGCATGATGCGGAGAAAGGTTCAAATGAATATGTTCCTACTGATGTTCATTGGTCAGAAGTTCCTGGTAGGGATGCTGAGTGGAAACGACAAACTATTTCAAACACATCAGAACAACAGTTTAAGGTTGAGTTTGAGTGCGAGTTCTTAGGATCTGTTGATACACTGATTGCTCCCAGTAAGTTACGGTCTTTAGTATATGAAGATCCGAAGAAAAGAAATGCTGGATTAGATGTTTATGAAGATCCAGAAAAAAATCACGATTATCTAATCACTGTTGATGTTGCCCGTGGTGTTGGAAGTGACTATTCAGCATTTACAGTTGTAGATATTACAAGTTTTCCTCACAAGTTAGTTGCAAAGTATAGAAATAATGAAATCAAACCAATGCTATTTCCTAATGTGATTTGGGAAGTGGCAAAGTCATACAATAATGCGTTCATATTATGCGAAGTTAATGATGTTGGTGATCAAGTGGCATCTATTTTGCAATATGATCTTGAATACCAAAATCTTCTTATGTGCTCTATGAGAGGAAGAGCGGGTCAAGTTGTTGGACAAGGATTTTCTGGTAAGAAAACTCAACTTGGCGTTAAGATGAGTAAAACTGTCAAAAAGGTTGGATCACTTAACCTTAAGACAATGATTGAGGAAGATAAACTATTTCTCAATGATTATGAGGTAATCTCAGAGTTAACAACATTTATTCAGAAAAATAACTCATTTGAAGCAGAAGAAGGTTGTAATGATGACCTTGCAATGTGCTTGGTAATCTATGCATGGTTAGTTGCACAAGACTACTTTAAAGAACTGACAGACCAGGATGTTCGCAAAAGATTATATGAAGATCAAAGAGATCAAATCGAACAGGACATGGCACCTTTTGGATTTGTATCTGATGGTCTAGATAGTACAACATTTGTAGATGCTGATGGTGATAGATGGTTTGCTGATGAATATGGTGATAGATCTTATATGTGGGAGTACATGTAATGGACTTAGACGGTCAAATAAAATTAGGACATCTACTTCTAAGCGATAGAAGATGTAGAGTGTGTGGAGAAACTAAAAATCTGATTGAGTCATTTTATAGGACAAGAAAGGACAGAGGAGCAGTGGCATCATCTTATTCTTACGAATGTAAAGAGTGTGCTATAAAAAGAGTTGTCACTAACAGGATGACCACTAGGATTTTTGATCGTTGGGAATATCCAGATTGGTAGTGTTTTCGTCATGTTTCCCCCTTTAAACTTCACATTTTAATAAATATTTCTTAGATAATCTGAACACTGGAGACAATCATGGCAACTCCTCAATTATCCCCTGGAGTACTTACGAGGGAAGTTGACTTAACTGTAGGAAGAGCGGATAATGTTCTTGATAACATTGGCGCTATTGCTGGCCCTTTTCCACAAGGTCCCGTTGAAGATATTGTTGATATTACTACAGAGGCAGAACTTATCAAGTATTTTGGTAAGCCTCTTTCCACCGATAACCAGTTTGAATACTGGATGACCGCATCATCATTCCTTTCTTACGGTGGAGTTCTGAAAGTTGTAAGATGTAATGATACAGATCTCAGATCAGCAAACGCTGGTGTTGGAATCGCTAGCACAAACATCAACATTAAGAGTGTTGATGATTATGAAATTAACTTTGACGACGATAGCGTACAGTTCTTTGTTGCAGCAAAGAACCCTGGTTCATGGGCAGACACTCTGAAAGTTTGTCAGATTGACGACTTTGCAGATCAAAGACTGTTCTTTAATAGCACAAACCTTGGCGGTATCGGAATGACCGTTGGTTTTGCTGTTACTGCACAGATTCCTGGCGGAACTGCATTGATCGGAGTTGGAACAACTTCAGCAAGCAACGCAATCCTGAAAGGTGTAATCGTTGGTGTTAATACCAACTCAACCGATGGATCCAAGTCAAGCGTTGATGTTAGAGTTACAGAAAGAATCATTCAAGTTGGTGGTGGAACAACCTTCCAGTCCATCTCTTATTCAGAAGGAGATCCTACCAGAGCATTTGCACTGACTGGTGTCGGTAAGAGCGTAACTATTAATGTTACTGACACGACTGGAACAACAGTTGCAGTTCAAACATCTACTATTCTGCAAGATTGGTATGATGAGCAAACACTGGGTCTGACCAACAGCACTCTGTACTGGAAGTCACTTGCACCAAAACCAGTTTCAAACAACTTTGTAACTGATCGTGGTGGTAAGAACGATGCGATTCACATTGCAGTTGTTGATGACCTTGGTGAAGTTACAGGTGTTACTGCAAATATTCTTGAGACACACCTGAATCTCTCGAAAGCAAGCGATGCTGTAAGAGATCAAAGATCAATCTACTTCAAGGATTACATCAAGGATAACTCAGAGTATATCTTCTACGGTCGTAACCAGTCATCTGCTTTCATTGAAGCAGTTGGTTCCGATGTTCCTCAAATCTATCCAACTCATTCTGGATTTACCACTGCAGGAACTTATTCTGGAGTATCACTCGCAGATGGTCTCTGGGGTCAACCAGCACAAGATGTTACATTCTCGGTTGTTGGTAACAAAAACTTCAGACTGATCGGTGGCGTTGACTACTCTTCTGCTGGTGGTGCAACCGCAACTCTTGGAGATTTGACCACTGCATATGAAATCTTCAATGATACTGAAGGTGTTGAGGTTGACTATCTGCTGATGGGTCCTGGTCTTTCCAAGAAGTCAGAATCACAAGCAAAAGCAAACTACCTGATTGGTATTGCTAACCAGAGAAAAGATTGCATGGCAGTTCTTTCTCCACACAGATCTGATGTTGTTAATGTAACTAATAGCAACACAGCAACTGATAATGTTATTGAGTTCTATAGCCCACTGTCATCGTCTTCTTATGCAGTCTTTGATACTGGTTATAAGTACACATATGACCGCTTCAACAACAAGTTCCGTTATGTCCCAACAAACGGTGATGTTGCAGGTCTGATGGTTAGAACTTCAATCTTTGCTTATCCTTGGTTCTCACCTGCTGGACAGCAAAGAGGTATTCTGAACGGTGCAATTAAGTTGGCATACAACCCAACCAAGGCACAAAGAGATCGCCTCTATCCTAAGAGAATCAACGCAATCGTTAATGATCCTGGTGTTGGCATCCTTCTCTTTGGTGATAAGACTGCTCTCGGTTATGCATCTGCATTTGATAGAATCAATGTTCGCCGTCTGTTCCTCACCGTTGAGCAAGCACTGCAAAGAGCTGCTAAAGCACAACTCTTTGAACTCAACGATGACATCACAAGAGCAAACTTTGTTAACATTGTTGCACCTTACCTTCGCGATGTTCAAGCGAAGAGAGGTCTTTATGATTTCCTCGTAGTCTGCGACGAGACGAACAACACCCCCGATATCATTGATAATAATGAGTTCAGAGCGGACATTTATCTGAAGCCCGCTAAGTCGATTAACTTCGTAACTCTCACCTTCGTTGCCACCAGAACTGGTGTCAGCTTCGATGAAGTTGCAGGTCGCCTTTGATCATTGAATAAATCAACTTAACGGAGAACAAGAAAAATGGCAAACTTAAAAACCATCTCTCAATTTAAGGCAAGACTGGCGGGCGGCGGCGCTCGCCCCAATCTCTTTGAAGTACATATTCCATCATTCCCAGTTGCTGCTAATGCTGCTGGTGCTGATTGGACTTCCGAAGCACAAGAGGATTTCAGATTCCTGTGTAAGGCAGCAGCTCTTCCTGCATCAAACAATGGTGTTATTGATGTTCCTTTCAGAGGACGCATCATGAAGGTTGCAGGTGATCGCACTTTCGATACCTGGACTGTAACAGTTATCAACGATGAAGATTTCATCATCAGAACTCAGTTTGAGTATTGGATGAACGCCATTAACAAACTGACCAACAACTCTGGTGCTACAAATCCAGATTCCTACATGGTTGATGCTCATGTATCACAACTTGGTAGAGGTCAGATCAAAGAAGCAACTCAAAACAATGAGAACACTTCTGATCAAGCTCCTCTGAGAACATATACCTTCAAGGATATTTTCCCAACGAATATTTCTCAGATTGATCTTTCATATGATACTGGTGACACCATCGAAGAGTTTACAGTTGAGTTTCAGGTCAACTACTTCACAGTTGGTGGATCACTTGAAGCAGCAAGTGGTTCTGAGACAACTGCAGGTGATCAGGCTAACGAAGTTGTTTCGTAATCTCTTGGTTTCGTAGCTTTCTAAATAGTAGAAAGCTACGGACCATAACATATAATGGCAAAACTCTTTGGTTTCTCGATTGAGGATAACGAACCAAAATCACCCACTGCGGTTTCCCCCGTTCCTCCTAATAATGAGGACGGGGTTGACCATTACTTAAGCAGTGGGTTTTTTGGCAGCTATGTTGACATCGAAGGTGTTTACAGAACTGAGTTTGATCTGATTAAAAGATATCGTGAAATGGCACTTCATCCAGAAGTTGATAGTGCTATTGAAGATATTGTTAATGAAGCAATCGTTTCAGATACGAATGATTCTCCTGTTGAGATTGAACTTTCAAATCTGAACGCAAGCGATGGTATTAAGAAAAAGATTCGTGCAGAGTTTAAGCACATCTTAGATCTTTTGGATTTTGATAAAAAAGCACACGAAATTTACAGAAACTGGTATATTGACGGAAGATTATATTATCATAAAGTCATCGATCTTAAAAAACCAGAAGAAGGTATTAAAGAACTGAGATATATTGACGCAATGAAAATGCGTTATGTTCGCCAAAACATCAATAAAAGTGGTGAAGATAGGCAGAACAGACTTACAAATATTTCGGCACTTCAAAATCAAAATCCTTTGGAATATGCATTTCCAGAGATTGAAGAATATTTCATCTATACTCCAAAAACTAGCTATCCAGTTGGTAATCCAAGTGCAGCAAGTGATAGTAAAGGAATCAAAATGTCAAAAGATTCCATTGCATATTGCACATCTGGTTTAGTTGATAGAACTAAAGGAACAACACTTTCATACTTACATAAAGCAATCAAAGCAGTAAATCAACTGCGAATGATTGAAGATTCTCTTGTAATCTATCGTTTATCAAGAGCACCAGAACGTCGTATTTTCTATATTGACGTTGGTAATCTTCCAAAAGTAAAAGCAGAACAATATTTGCGTGACGTTATGATGCGTTATCGCAACAAGTTAGTCTATGATGCAAATACTGGAGAGATCCGTGATGACAAAAAATACATGGCAATGCTTGAAGATTTCTGGCTTCCAAGACGTGAAGGTGGAAGAGGAACAGAAATCTCAACTCTCCCTGGAGGACAAAACCTTGGAGAAATCACTGATATTGAGTATTTTAAAAAGAAACTCTTCCGTGCGCTTAATGTTCCCCCATCAAGAATGGATGGAGAAGGTGGGTTTAACCTGGGCAGATCTTCTGAGATCTTAAGAGATGAACTTAAGTTCACTAAGTTTGTTGGACGTTTGAGAAAGAGATTCGCAAACATGTTTAACGACATGCTTAGAACTCAACTTTTGCTAAAAAATATTGTCACTCCTGAAGATTGGGAGACGATGAGTGAGCATATTCAATATGATTTCTTATATGATAACCATTTCTCTGAACTCAAAGAAGCAGAGTTAATGACTGAAAGATTGAATCTTGTCTCTACTGCAGAACCATACGTCGGTAAATATTTCTCTCAGGATTATATTCGTCGCAGAATTCTTCGTCAAACTGACGTTGAAATCATTGAACAAGATGAATTGATTCAAAAAGAAATCGAAGCAGGAATCATTCCAGATCCAAATGCACCAGTTGATCCAGAAACAGGCGAACCATTAGATCAAACTAATGGAGAACTTGGACAGGTTCCACTTGAACCAGAAATCGATGGATCAGCAACTGAAGCACCCGAAGGTGGGGAAATCTAATAAATACTGTATGTTACATAATCATAAAGATGGACATGGATGAACTTTTAGATATGATGATTGCTGATGAGTCACCATCTCAAATCAGTGATGCAATCAAAGACATGCTTTTTTCAAAAGCAGCAGAAAAAGTAGATGCTGTTAAACCAGCAGTTGCTGTTTCACATTTTGGACTACCTGAAGTAGAAACAGATGCTGAGTACGAAGAAGAAGAGTCTTAAATATAATAAATAACTAATAATGATTTTTTAAGTATAATGGCAGCAAGAGTCAGATTAGTTCGTAATCCAGTAGTAGGAACTGGATCCTCACAGGTTACACTCGGAACCTCTGCAGGGACCGCAACCTCAGTAAATGGGGCAACAGTTTTGCGTTTGGTTAACGTTTCTGGGGCAACTAGAAAAGTTACTGTTATGGACGCACCTACTGGAGGAATCGGTATCGGATCTTTTAGTATGCCAGATGGTACTGTTGAATATGTTGAGAAGTTGGGAGCAGATATTATTTTTGCTGACGGCGCAGTTCTTGCAACTCAAGTAGGATTCACAAATTAAACTCATGAAACTAATCAGAGAAGAAATCGAAACAGTAGATTTTATCGTTGAAGAACGCAACGGTAAGAAGAGTCTTTATATCGAGGGTGTATTCCTTCAGGGCGATATTAAAAATCGCAATGGAAGAATGTATCCAATGGAAACTCTTCGCCGTGAGGTTGCAAGATACAATGAATCTAATGTGATTGCAGGTAGAGCACTTGGGGAACTCGGTCATCCAGATGGACCAACAGTAAATCTGGATCGTGTTTCTCACAAGATCGTTTCTTTAAAAGAAAGCGGTTCAAACTTTGTTGGTAAAGCAAAGATTCTCAGCACCCCAATGGGTAAGATTGCAGAATCTCTTATCAAAGAAGGTGTGAAACTTGGTGTTTCTTCTCGTGGTATTGGTTCACTGAGACCAGACCGTGAAGGAGTTAACATTGTAGGTGATGACTTCATGCTTGCTACTGCAGCAGATATTGTTGCAGATCCTTCCGCTCCTGATGCTTTCGTTGAAGGTATCATGGAAGGTAAGGAGTGGGTTTGGGACGGTGGTATTCTCCGTGAGAGAGTAGCATCTAGGACCTACAAACAGATCAACACTCTCGTTGATCAAAGAAGATTGGATGAGCATAAACTTAATCTTTTCCAAGATTTCTTAAATAGCATCTGATAATACAGGTGCAAAACTTTTATTTAATAAATAAATATAGATTTAAACATAGGTAAATCGGAGAGTTCAAATGTCTCGTGGTAACGAATTACAGGAAATGGAAGCAGGCACAAAGCAATCCAAAACTGCTGTTAACTCTGGCGCTAAGCCAGCGGATCCAATGCCAAAAATGATGGATCCTGGAACACAGTTAGCTTCCGTAGAAGATCTTGGTGGTCCTACCCCCGAGAACTATAAGCCCGACGATAACTCGGCAGCTTTGAAAACCCCTGGTTCTACTCTTAAAACAGTGAAGGATGCTGTTAATGCAAAAGCTGCAGCAGCAGAATCAATGAAGAAAATGAAGGAAGAAGAAGAACTGGAGACAGAAGAAACCATCGAAGAGGAAATCGTTGACGAAATCAGCGAAGAATCCGAAGAGGTTGCTGAAGAAGTTTCCGAAGAAGAGTATGACATCGAAGAGGATGTCAATGCACTTCTGGGTGACGAAGAACTCTCCGAAGAATTCAAAGATAAAGCAAAACTGATCTTTGAATCCGCTGTTAAATCAAAAGTTGCAGAAATCAAAGAGCAACTGGAAGCTCAATACGAGGAAAAACTCATTGAGCAAGTTGCAGAAACAACTGCAGAACTCGCAGAGCGAGTAGATTCTTATCTTGAGTATGTTGCAGAAGAGTGGTTCACTGAGAACCAACTCGTAATCGAGCAAGCACTCAAGACTGAGATGACCGAATCATTCCTCCAAGGTTTGAGAGGTCTTTTTGAAGAACATTATGTATCAATCCCTGAAGATAAATATGATGTGCTTGAGAGCATGGTAGACAAACTTGATGACATGGAGACAAAACTCAACGAGCAGATCGAGAAGAATATCACTTTAAACAAGCGCCTCTCTGAGTCGGTTGCTGAAGGTATCTTTGAACAAGTTTCTGCTGGTCTTGCACAGACCCAGAAAGAGAAGCTCGCTTCACTTGCCGAAAGTGTTGAGTTTGAAAGTGAAACAACATATCGTGAAAAGCTGGAGACCCTGAAAGAGTCATATTTCTCTTCCAAGGTTGCAGCTACTGCTAAAACAGAATCACTGTCTGAGGGTGTAGACACTGCACATAGTGAGTCATACTCACCATCCATGTCTGCATATCTGAAGACACTGGGTTCTTTCAGCAAGTCCTGAATTTAACATTAAATCAAACGTAAACATTCCCCAAAGGTAAACGCAAATGTTCCAATCAGAGCATCTGCAGGAAAAGTGGGCACCTCTCCTCAACTATGAGGGTCTTGATCCAATCAAAGATTCGCACAGAAGAGCAGTAACCGCTGTCCTGCTGGAAAACCAAGAAAAGTTCCAGAGAGAGCAAAATGCTTTCGCTGAGTCAGGTTCTTTCCTGACCGAAGCTCCTACCAACGCTGTTGGTAATGGTGGTTTCACTGGTAGCTCCGCAGCTGCTGGTCCTACCGCTGGTTTCGATCCCGTTCTGATCTCGCTGATCAGACGTTCGATGCCAAACCTGGTCGCTTATGACCTCGCAGGCGTTCAGCCAATGAGTGGTCCTACTGGACTCATCTTCGCAATGCGTTCACGCTACGTCAATCAGTCTGGTACTGAAGCATTCTTCGACGAAGCAGATACCGCATTCTCTGGTCAGCCTCAGGGTCGTGACGATGCTAACGGTTTCTCCGATGTTACCGCAGGTCTCGGTACAACCTCACAGACTGGCACTAACCCTTCACTGCTGAACCCAGTTGGCACCGCTTCCTCAACCAGCTACGATGTTGGTCAGGGTATGCGTACCGACTCTGCTGAAGGTCTGGATGGCACAGGCAATGATGCCTTCAACCAGATGGCATTCAGCATCGAGAAGGTTACCGTAACTGCTAAGTCCCGTGCGCTGAAAGCTGAGTACAGCCTTGAGCTTGCTCAGGACCTGAAGGCAATCCACGGTCTGAACGCTGAAGCAGAACTTGCTAACATTCTCTCCACTGAGATCCTCGCTGAGATCAACAGAGAAGTTATCAGAACCATCTACAAGGTTGCTGAGCAAGGTGCAGTTGCTAACACTTCAACTGCTGGTGTATTTGACCTCGACATCGACTCCAACGGTCGTTGGTCTGTTGAGAAGTTCAAGGGTCTGCTGTTCCAAATCGAAAGAGATGCGAACGCAATCGCTCAGAGAACTCGTAGAGGAAAGGGCAACATCATCATGTGCTCTGCAGACGTTGCTTCTGCACTGACCATGGCTGGTGTTCTGGATTACACCCCTGCCCTCAACGCTAACCTCAACGTTGATGACACTGGTAACACCTTCGCTGGTGTTCTGCAAGGTAAGTATCGTGTTTATATCGATCCTTATTCGGCAAACCTGACTGCTGCTAACGCAGCAAGCAACAGCGGCAACCAGTACTACGTTGTCGGTTATAAGGGTTCTTCCCCTTATGATGCAGGTCTGTTCTACTGCCCATACGTTCCTCTGCAGATGGTTCGTGCAGTTGGCGAGAACAGCTTCCAGCCCAAGATCGGCTTCAAGACCCGTTATGGTCTTGTTGCTAACCCCTTCGCAGAAGGAACAACTGGTGGTCTGGGTCGCCTGCAAGTCAACAGCAACCGCTACTACAGAAGAGTTGCAGTTAAGAACCTCATGTGATCTAATCTCACAAGGTTATACAGAGGGTCCTTCGGGACCCTCTTTTTTTGTCCTAAATATTCAGATGGAGACCTGCGTTTTACCACATGGCATTATCAATCTTTGATAGGCAGATAGAAAATAGAAACTTTTTACAACCAACTGGATTTAAGTTTACACTGGAAAGATCTCCAAAAGTTTCTTTCTTTTGCCAGTCTGCAAACATTCCAGGAATGACTCTTGGTATTGCTAATCAACCAACATATTTGAAAGATATTCCTACACCAGGAGACAAAATTGAGTTTGAAGATTTAACTCTACGTTTTCTTGTGGATGAAAATCTTGAGAACTACATGGAACTCTATACATGGATTAGAGGATTAGGATTTCCAGAATCTCTGCAAGAAATATACAGTCTTCAAACTGAAAGAGCAAGAAAGAATGAATCAAGGAACTTCGCCCAAGAAAAAATCGGTGGAATGGACATCTATTCTGATGGCTCTCTTCTGGTTCTCAACAGCACACAAAACTTAGAGTTCAAAGTTAACTTTGAAGGAATGTTTCCATATAGTTTGTCAACGATTCAGTTTGATGCTACAGATACTGAGATTGAGTACTTTACAGCAGATGTCATTTTCAAGTATACTATATTCCATATAACCGATACCGAAAACAAGAGACTGCACCCTAGATGATCGACCTTGATGTGATCCAAAACATGTGGACTAAAGATTCCGCAATGGATATGGATAATCTTCATGAAGAATCCGCTCTCAAAACGAACGCACTTCATGCTAAGTATTTTGAACTATACAATAACATACAACTGTTAAAAAAGAAAGCAGAGCAACAAAAGAAAAATATTCGTCATGAACGATATGAATACTATTCTGGAAAAGCAGATCCTGATGTTTACGTGGAGGATCCATTTCCTAAAAAAATCAGGGATAAGGATACTATGCAAAAATATCTTGACGCCGATGAAAAACTTTCTTCGGTTGCATTGAAAATTGAATATTATGATGTAATGCTAAACTATCTTGAAAGCATTCTTAGACAGATTTCAAATCGCACATATCAGATTAAAAATGCGATTGACTTTATGAAGTTTCAGGCAGGACTTGGTTGATGAAAGGAAAGGAAGTTGATTATCCAAATCATGGTTGGATTCAAACTGAACTTGAACCAGACCATATTGTGTTTCTTTGGCAGAAAATAGAAGAGAAAAAAGAAAGTCTTAAAGAAAATCTAGCAGGTAATATTGCAGGCAGTTATTCGATTGAAGATACTGATCACTATTTCTTTAATGAAGTTCTTTCTCCTCATGTAGAAGCATATACTCAACTGTATGGTGGTCATCCGATTCGGGATTATGCCTACGGCGATTTTAAACTACAACTCGGCAGATTTTGGGTAAACTATCAAAATAAGCACGAGTTTAATCCCTACCATCATCATGGTGGAGTTTATTCATTTGTTGTTTGGATGAAGATTCCAACTGATTGGAGAGAACAGAATCAACTTCCTTTTCTTGAAGGAGTTAAAGAAGATGATAAAAAAGCATCTATCTTTGAGTTTGAGTATACCGATATTCTTGGCAACATTCGCAACTATGGATATCGTTTAGATCCAACTTATGAAGGAAAGATGCTTTTCTTTCCCTCTGCCTTAAGGCACTGTGTTTATCCATTCTATAACTCAGATGAACAACGTATTTCTATCTCTGGAAACCTCGTTTATTACAACTGTTAAATAGTAATGTGATGCATTGAACATGTGAATACAACAGATCTTGTAATCTCTAAATCAAACGAAGTCTTCTTAAAAATCTCTACAGAACCTCATATTGAGTATGAACTGAGAGATCATTTTAAGTTTGAAGTTCCTAATGCAAAGTTTATGCCACAATATCGTGGTAGAAACTGGAATGGAGAAATTCATCTGTTTGACATGAGATCAAAGCAGATCTATGTTGGTCTCTTGGATAAGGTCGTCAACTTTTGTGAGCAGTGTGGATACACATATAGTTTCAAAGATAATAAGTTTTATGGTCTTCCATATGAAGAAAATGAACACATCTCAGAAGAGGGTGTCAAGGATTATATGCATTCCATTTGTGCCCATACTCCCAGGAAATACCAGATTGAGGGAGTATATGGTGCCCTAAAGCATAATAGAAAACTATTGATAAGCCCCACTGCCAGCGGCAAATCACTGATGATTTATTCCCTTGTAAGATATTATGTGGATAAAGGCGAAAAAATTCTTCTAGTTGTTCCGACGACATCTCTTGTAGAGCAGATGTACAAGGATTTCCTTGATTATGGTTGGAATGCTGATTCATATTGCCACCGTATCTATTCAGGAAGAGAAAAAACAAATGATATGCCAGTGACAATCACTACATGGCAATCTGTATATAAGTTAGAAAGATCTTTCTTTGAGGACTTTAATGTTGTGATTGGAGATGAGGCTCATTTATTTAAGAGTAAGTCCCTCATATCGATTATGACCAAGTTACACCATGCAAAGTATAGGTTTGGGTTCACAGGAACTTTAGACGGCACACAGACGCATAAATGGGTGTTAGAGGGACTCTTTGGACCGTCATACAAGGTTACCAGAACTTCAGAGTTAATGCAACAAGGACATCTCTCAAAGTTAGATATTAACTGCCTTGTTTTGAAGCACACTCCAAGAAAATTTGAAACGTATAATGATGAGATCGAGTATCTGATTTCTCATACTCAAAGAAACAAGTTCATTACAAATCTAACTCTTGATCTAAAAGGAAATACTTTGGTTCTCTTCAGTCGGGTTGCCGCACATGGAGAACCACTTTTTGAAATGATAAATAAATTGAAGGGCGACGATCGTAAAGTATTTTTCGTTCACGGTGGCGTTGATGCAGAGGATCGAGAACTAGTTCGGGAAATCACTGAAAGAGAATCCAACGCTATTATTGTCGCTTCATACGGAACCTTTTCAACTGGTGTTAATATTAAAAACCTGCATAACGTTATATTTGCCTCTCCAAGTAAATCTAGGATAAGAAATCTTCAATCAATCGGGAGAGTCCTCAGAAAAGGTAAAAACAAAACAAAAGCAATATTGTATGATATTGGTGATGATTGTACATATAACTCAAGAAAGAACTACACTCTGAACCATCTGATTGAAAGAATCAAAATCTACAATGAAGAAAATTTCAACTATGACATTATTACAATCAACTTAAAGGATTAGGAGAGTTCCTATGGGAATAGAAGACGATTTTTATGCAACTATTAAGTTAGTTTCAGGTGAAGAAATATTTGCAAGAGTTGCAGCATCAGAAGAAGAGGATAGAACAGTATTACTGTTATCAAGTCCTATCACCATCGGTGAGATCAAAAATAGAATGGGAGTTATCGGATATAAGGTAGAGCCTTGGTTGAAAACAACCAAGGACGATTTATTCGTCATCACTATGGATAAAGTTTTGACTATTTCCGAAACCACAGATATGGAGATGATTAATCTGTATCAAAGGTTTGTAAGAGACTCTGTGAGAGATGATAATCCCGTAGCGTCATCGAAACTCTCAAGAGAGATGGGTCTTCTGGGTAACATTGATGAAACCAAGAAGAAGTTGGAGAAGTTATTTAAGAGTAGCTAAAGAACTTAAAGCTTCCTTATCAACCCTAACAAAGGTATTATAGTGACATTTGGGCACCCTTGTCAAGCATTGGTAATCTTGGTATAATGACTACATAATAAATCAGATATGCTAATGATTACCACACCAGGAGCAATGCCACGTAGAAAAAGGTCAGAACACTACGTTAACAATAAGGAGTTCCTTGCTGCTCTCATTGAGTATAAAGAGAGGATTGCCATCGCAGAGGCAAAGGGACTTCCTAAACCAAGGATTACAAACTATCTTGGAGAATGCTTTCTTAAGATTGCCACTCACCTGTCGTTCAAACCAAACTTTGTGAACTATATGTTCAAAGATGATATGGTTTGTGATGGTATTGAGAACTGTGTTCTTTATATTCATAACTTTGATCCCAATAAGTCTTCAAATCCATTTGCGTATTTTACTCAGATCATTCACTACGCTTTTCTGAGACGTATTCAAAAAGAAAAGAAGCAACTGGAAATCAAGAACAAGATTCTTGAGAAAACTGGTTATGAAGAAGTGTTTGTGGACAATAATACCATTGACGGCAGCAACTATTCCGACTATAATTCCATTAAGGACGCTGTTCACTCCAAACTCCGTTATTAATGAAAACTGCGATTATTACTGATCAACACTTTGGATGCCGTAAGAACTCAAAGTTGTTTCACGATTATTTCTTACAATTTTATAACGATGTATTCTTTCCCGCTCTGAAGCGGGAAAACATCAAGACTGTCATTGATATGGGTGACACTTTTGATTCAAGAAAAGGCATTGATTTTGCTGCACTTTCTTGGGCAAAGAAACACTACTATGACCGTCTTCAAGAGATGGGAGTTACAGTGATTACTGTGGTGGGTAATCATACAGCATATTACAAGAATACAAATGAAGTAAATGCGATTGATTTGCTTCTAAGAGAATATTCAAATGTGAAAGTTATATCACGACCAGAAGAACTTAAGGTTGGCAATCTTAAAGTATTATTTGTTCCTTGGATTAATCAAGAAAATGAAAAAGAAACTCATGACATTATTGAAAAGACATCTTGCAAGGTTGCGATGGGGCACCTTGAACTCAGAGGATTTAATGCTAATCGATTCTGCGTCATGGAGCATGGTTATGAAAGCAAACTATTTGAGAAGTTCAAACTTGTCTTCTCGGGACACTATCACACTAGAAGCCAAAAAGAAAACATTCGGTATCTAGGAAATCCTTATGAGATTTACTGGACTGATGTTGATGATGATCGAGGATTTCATATCTTTGATACAGAAACTCTAGATCTGGAGACTATAAACAACCCCTATAAAATGTTCCATAAAGTTTATTATGAGGACACTCCATATCAAACCTTTGATGCAACTAAGTATGAAGGTAAGATCTTAAAACTTATTGTTAGAAAAAAATCTGATAATAAAAAGTTTGATAAGTTTGTTGATAAACTTTATACCTCTAATATTGCAGAACTCAAAGTTGTAGAAAATACTGACTTTGGTGGATACTTTTTAGAGTCCGAAGTTGAATCTCTGGAATCAGAAGATACAATGTCAATCCTGAATAGATATATACAAGAAGCAGAGATTGACCTGGATAAATCGATTATTCAGAGCGTAATGCAAGAAGTTTATCAAGAAGCTTGCGAGATGGTCTAAACATGCACATTCTAACAATCGAAGGACAAGAAGAAGAGGGAGCATATTCCGTTGCAGATGAACTGGGAGAAAAAATCCTTTACATCTGGGAAGAGGAAGATGATGCCATTCGTTTTGCCATGATGTTAGAAGACGATGGATATCCAGAAATGAATGTCCTTGAAGTTGAAGACGAAGTGTTGCTGAAAACTTGCGAAATACACGAGTATCAGTATACAATAATAACTAAGAATGACTTTGTAATCCCTCCGAAACAAGATAATGATACTGTTCAAGACGATCAGGTTTAAAAATTTCCTGTCAACTGGTAACCAGTTCACTGAGTTCAATCTAACTCAAAATACTACAACTCTTATTATTGGAACCAATGGCGCAGGTAAGTCAACAGTTCTTGATGCGTTAACATTTTCCTTGTTTGGAAAACCATTTCGTAAGATCAACAAACCTCAACTTCCAAACACAGTCAACGAAAAAGACTGTGTGGCGGAGGTTGAGTTTTCTATTGGAAGTATTGAGTGGAAAGTTCGGAGAGGAATCAAACCTAATATCTTTGAGATCTATCGTAACGGCAAGTTGCTTGATCAAAGTTCTTCTGCTGTAGATCAGCAAAAGTGGTTGGAACAAGTTGTTCTTAAGATGAACTACAAGTCATTCACTCAGATTGTGATTCTTGGTAGTAGTAGTTTTGTTCCATTTATGCAACTAACTGCTGCAAATCGTCGTGAAGTGATTGAAGATCTTCTTGATATTAAGATCTTTTCTTCAATGAATTCGATTATCAAAGAAAAACTTCGTCAGTTGAAAGATGAAGTGAGAACTCTTGATCTTGCAAGAGAGTCTGTATCAGATAAAGTTGCAATGCAGGAAAACTTTATTTTGACTCTTGAAAATAATGGTAAAAGTCAGATTGCTTCTAATGAAGGTAAAATCGGAGAACTGCAATCCGAGGTTGATGGTCTGATTGAAACAAACAATGAGATTCAAAATGTTGTTGAATCGAAACAAAAAGACTTAGAGAAATATACTGGAGCTGCAGATAAACTCAAAAAACTTGGTAACTTAAAAGGCAAAATCTCTCAAAAGGTATCAACTATTACTGCCGAACATAAGTTTTTCAAAGAGAATACGGTTTGCCCAACTTGTACTCAAACTATTGAAGAATCATTTCGGTTAAATAAGATAGAGGACGCTCAAAATAAAGCAAATGAGTTGCAAGATGGGTTTAACGAACTCAGAAAAGCAATTAACGAGGAAGAGGAGCGAGAGCGTCTTTTCAACGACCTCTCAAAGGAGATTACGAAACTAACTTATGGAATTTCTCAAAACAATACTAAGATTTCTGGACTTCAAAGACAGTCAAGAGATCTTGAACATGAAATTCAAACTATTACCGAGAGACTTGCAAACAGAAATTCTGAGCATGAGAAGTTAGAATCTTTTAAACAAAAACTGAATAACACTGAAACCGAACTAGAATCTAAAAAAGATTCATTCCGATACTACGATTTCTCTTACGGACTGCTTAAAGACGGTGGAGTTAAATCTCAAATCATCAAGAAGTATCTACCGCTGATCAATCAGCAAGTCAATCGTTTCTTGCAAATGATGGACTTTTACATCAACTTCAGTTTAGATGAAGAGTTTAACGAAACCGTCCAGTCTCCCATTCACGAAGATTTTTCATACGCATCATTCAGCGAAGGAGAGAAGATGCGTATTGACCTTGCTCTCTTGTTTACTTGGAGAGAGGTCGCAAAGTATAAGAACTCAGTTAATACAAATCTCTTAATCATGGACGAAGTTTTTGATTCGTCTCTGGATGGATTTGGAACGGACGACTTCTTGAAAATCATTAGGTTCGTCATCAAAGATGCAAATATCTTTGTAATCTCTCACAAGGATGGATTACAAGATAAGTTTGATAATGTGATTCGATTTGAAAAAGTTAAAGGATTTAGTAGGATGATTTAAGATGGCACAAAAAGTTTTAATCACTGGACATAAAGGTTTTATTGGGCAGCATGTATTTGCTGACTGGCAAGAAACTCATGGTGGATGGGTAACTGGATTGGATCGACCAGATGATGTTAGAGATTTTTCTGGTGGTGATTATGATCTTGTGATTCATCTGGCAGCATATGCAGACATTCGTGATAGTCAAGAGAATCCAGAGAAGTACTATGAGAACAATGTTGCCTCTGTAAGACCTTTGTTTGAGTGGTGTAGGGAAACTAATACGAGACTCCTTTACGCCTCTTCTAGCGCCGTAGAAGAGGGATACTGGGGCAATCCATATGCAATGACCAAGTGGATTAACGAACAGATGGCACCACCTAACTCTGTTGGTATGAGATTTACCACAGTTTATGGTCCTGGTGGTCGTGGTAATATGATGTATGATCTGCTCAAAGACAAGAAAGCAAGTTATGTCACCAATCATAAGAGAGATTGGATTCATGTGAAAGATGTGTGCCGTGCCATTCGGTATCTTGCATCAAGTGATGTGACTGGACCTGTGACGATTGGAACTGGTGAATCTGTAGCGGTGAAAGATCTTGCGAAAGCATTCGGTCAAGGTCATCTTCCAGTTCTTGAAGATACGCCTGGAGAAAGACAAGATAATGTTGCGGACATATCTATCATGAAGAGTATTGGTTGGTTTCCAACAGTTGATATTTTCTCAACGATCTGATGCCCACTTATCGTCATAAGAATACAGGCACCAGATTTTTATTCGTTCATATTCCTAGAACTGCTGGAAGATTTATAGAGGAAAACATTCTTATTAACGAATTTGAATGTGAACAAAAAAAGATTTGGAAAAGTGAGTGTGGAGTGGAGATTGCTCACTTTCACAAAGAACTTTATATGAAATTTCTCAATGTTTCTGGAGTACCTCACATAACCATTGTTAGGGATCCTGTAGATAGATTTTTCTCTACTTCAATATTTTTAAAACGAATGTATGGAAATGATATTGAACAGTTACTGGAAGATGAAAATACTTTCTTTTCAATGATAGAAAACTTTCCTCTTCCACAATCAATGAACTGGTTTAGACCACAAGTTGATTTTATTGGAGAAGAAACTCATGTATGGAAATATGAGAATGGATTTCAACAAGATTTCTCTGATTGGATGACTTCTATTCTTGGTATTGATTTTAAGATTGAAAAACTAAAATACTCATCATTGACTACTGATGAGTCTAATAAAGTGCAGAGAAGACCTAAAATCATACAAAATGTTAAACGTCTCTACGCAAAAGACTATAATACGCTATACCAAAATAAATAGTGTCACACAGCACAGACCATGCAAGACGAAAACACGCTATGGTATGATACAGTATTAAATCAAATTATTCAGGGCAATGAACACCCCAAACTGGCAACACCACTCCAAGAAGGATCAGAAGAGAAAACTGAAACCACAAGCTCTCCGCCAAGCGAAGGCGAGGCTTAGACAGTTCAAAAAGAGTCACATGACCTCGCCCAAAAGGCGGGGTTCTTTTGTATGATACGTTCATACGCAACAAATCAATGCTCAAGCACGAAATCAAATCTCAACTTGCTAAACTGCTTGCCACTGAGGACCTGGTGGTTGAGCACAAGAAAGTCCAAACTGCTAGTTTCAATGTCCACACTCGTGTTCTGACTCTTCCTAACTGGGATAAAGCAAGTAATGATGTCTATGACCTTCTTGTGGGTCATGAAGTTGGTCACGCACTGTTTACTCCAGATGTTGATTGGATTAAAGAACGTAAGATTCCCCCTCAGTTTGTGAACGTTGTTGAAGATGTTCGTATTGAGAAACTTATGAAGCGCAAGTATCTTGGTCTCCCTAAGACTTTTTACAAGGGATACAAAGAACTTAATGATATGAACTTTTTTGAGGTTGACGATGATATCTCTACTTACAATCTTGCTGATCGTGTTAATCTGTTTTACAAAATTGGAAATTTCCTTCCCATCACTTTCACTGAGGAGGAGCAAAAGATTGTTGACCAGATCGCTTCCACTGACACCTTTGAAGATGTCTTGGACGCTGCAGAAGCTCTGTATGCCTACTGTAAGGAAGAGTCGGAAAAAACTAAAGTTCCTGAACTAGACAATCTGGATATCAAGAATCAAACAAGTGGCAGTGGTGGTCAGATTTCTGAGCAACCTCAAGAATCTGAGGAGGGGGAAAATGATGAAGGAGAAAGTGAAGAAACTGAAACTAATCAAACTCCATCTGCTGGTGGAGGTGGAAAGGTAGATCAATCTTCTCTAGAGAATGGTGTTGATGATGACATTGATATCAAAACTGAAGCCACTCTTGAGAGTAATCTGAAAGAACTGAATAGTGCTTCAAACTTTGAAGAGACTGTATATCTTGAGGTTCCTCAAGTGAATCTTGACACCATTGTGATTCCAAACAAAGATATTCATCAAGAGTGTGATAAGTTCTATGCAGACATGATTGAACAAATGCCAGATATCTATCAAAACTCTGATGACTTATTCAATAAGTTTAAGAAGTCTGCTCAGAAAGAAGTTAACTATCTGGTCAAGGAGTTTGAGTGTCGCAAGTCTGCAAGTTCATACGCTCGTGCAACCACTAGTCGTACTGGTGTTCTGGACTGTGCCAAACTTCACACTTACAAGTTTAATGAAGATCTCTTCAAGAAAGTGACAGTTCTTCCTGATGGAAAGAATCATGGTCTGATCTTTGTTTGTGATTGGTCTGGATCAATGGGTAATGTTCTGCTTGATACTATCAAACAGATGTTCCAACTTGTTTGGTTCTGTAAAAAGGTTCAGATTCCTTTTGAAGTTTATGCTTTCACCACAGAGTGGTGGTCTACACCACACAACAAGAATGGTGTACCACAGTTTCCAACTAAGCACTATGAAAAGAAAGAGAATCTCTTAGCTATTCATGAACAGTTCAATATGCTGCAGATTCTGACAAGTGAGATTTCTAATCGAGAGTTTGATAAGCAACTGAATAGTATCTGGAGAGTTGCAACTCATTATAGTGCTCGTTACTATGCTGCTCCGATTCCAGATTTTCTCCACCTTTGCGGAACTCCTTTGAATGAGGCGATCATTTCTCTCTTCAAAATTATCCCTAACTTTAAAACTAAGACTTCTGCCGAAAAAGTTAATGTTGTGATCTTGACTGATGGTGAGTCAAATCATCTTTCTCGTCATCGTGAGATTAAGCGTCACTGGGAAGCAGAATCTTTTATTGGATATGGATCTATTCCATATGGTTCTATGCTCCGAGATCGTAAACTTGGAACCACCTATGATCTGTATGGGCAAAATGATTGTGACTCTACTTCAGTGACACAGTGCCTTCTCCGTAATCTATCTGAACGTTTTCCAACTGAAAATCTGATTGGAATCCGTGTCTGTGAAGGTCGGGAGTTTAATACACATCTTCGTCGTTACATTGGATGGTATAATCATTCCCTTGAGGAAAAGATAATCAAACAATGGAAGAAAGAGAAGGCAGTTTCTATTCCAAACTCTTCTTATAAAGCATACTTTACTCTTTCATCCAGTGCTTTGTCTGAAGACTCTGAGTTTAAGGTTGAAGATGATGCTACAAAAGCACAGATTCGCAGTGCATTCAAGAAATCTCTTGGTGCTAAGAAAACAAACAAGAAAATTCTTAGTCAGTTCATTGAACTGGTCGCTTGAGGAACTGTCCACTTCCCCTTTACTGGGGTCTCAAAGACCCCTATAATACATTCATACACAAACACCCAAACCATGACTCGTGTGAACCCTGAACAACTGATCGAAGACCTGACCACTCTCTACGGAACGGAACTGACTACTGCTGACATCAAGGGGTATTGTGCTGCTAATGATATTTCTTATCCGACTGTGACTCGTAAACTCGAACAGTTCAAGACTTCTCGTGGTCGTTGGAATCTTGAAGTGACTACCGAAGATATCAAACAAATCGAAAAATCCTTTGCTTCTCCCTCTGTGCAACCTGCATTTGAACAAAACCTGATTCCTCAGAAAGATGCCAACTTTGTTTCTTTTGGTAACTTCTCTGATGTGAAAAAGATTATCAAGTCTGGGATGTTCTACCCTACTTTCATCACGGGTCTTTCGGGAAATGGTAAAACGTTCTCGGTGGAGCAAGCATGTGCTCAACTTGGACGAGAACTCATCCGTGTAAACATTACTATTGAAACT